GTACCTAGTTTAATCAGAGATCGTGCAAGAGCCGCACTACGTCATTACCCGCAAGATTGGGAGATTGATTCAATTGCTGAAAAATGTCCCGATATACTTGATAAAGTATCATTTAGTGATAGAATGTATCTCAATGGTACACATAACCGATAACAAAGAAAGAGAGATTATCAATGGCAAAACCATTTGACGTATCAAAATTTAGGAAAGAAATTACTAAGTCAATCGAAGGACTTAGTATAGGATATAACGATCCAACAGATTGGATCTCGACAGGAAATTATGGACTCAATTATCTCATTAGCGGTGATTTTAACAAAGGCGTACCTCTTGGTAAAGTTACTGTCTTTGCCGGAGAATCTGGATCAGGAAAAAGTTTCATCTGCTCTGGAAACCTCGTCCGACACGCACAACAACAAGGCATCTATGTAGTTCTTATTGACACAGAAAACGCACTAGATGAAAAGTGGCTACACGCATTAGGTGTAGACACAGACGAAAGCAAATTGCTTAAATTGAATATGGCTATGATTGATGATGTAGGTAAAACTATATCAGAATTTATGAAGTCATACAAAGCAATGGCTGATACAGACAGACCAAAAGTATTGTTTATCATTGACAGTCTTGGTATGCTATTGACACCAACTGATGTTAATCAGTTTGAAGCAGGTGATATGAAAGGTGACATGGGTCGTAAGCCTAAAGCACTAACAGCACTTGTTCGTAACTGTGTTAATATGTTTGGTAGTCACAATGTAGGATTGGTTGCTACTAATCATACATACGCAAGTCAGGATATGTTTGACCCAGATGATAAAATTTCAGGCGGTCAAGGATTTGTTTACGCAAGTTCAATCGTAGTTGCTATGAAGAAACTCAAACTCAAAGAGGATGAAGATGGTAACAAGGTTGCTGAAGTAAATGGTATTCGTGCTGCCTGCAAGATTATGAAAACTCGCTATGCAAAACCTTTTGAAAGTATTCAAGTTAAGATTCCATACGAAACAGGCATGAGTCCTTATAGTGGCTTAACTGATATGCTTGAGAAGTCTGGCGCATTGAAGAAAGAAGGCAACAGCTTGGTATACACTACCGAAGATGGTGAAATTCTTAAAGCGTTTCGTAAAGGCTGGGAAGCAAACAAAGATGGCATACTAGATAAAGTCATGCTTGAATATAGCGGAAAAACTAAAAGTGTGATAAGTAATGTAACAACACCTACGGAGGAAGTTACAGAATGAGTTTAGATACAATCGCTGAAGTTTGGGAAGCATTGCGTGAACATATTGATTTAAGTGAACGCAATGATGCGGCAGATACACTTGTCAATTTTTTAATTGATAACAATTATGAGATTGATGATATCAAAGATGCCTTTAAAGATAAAGATATCACTAAAGCATTGAAGGGTTATGCCGAAGAACACTTCCCAGATGAAGATGAAGATTATGAAGAAGATGACTTAGACGAATGGGATTAAATGTCAAATTGGTACACAAGGATATCAGTCAATCTAGCTGTGATTCCCGATTTTATTCAACACTTTGAGACCGAACTAGATAATGCTAAAAAAGAGGCAAAGATATACGGCAATGTTGAAAAGAACATTGCCGCTTTACCTGGCATTACTGAACACAGATTCAATCAGTTACAAGAAGTGGAAGCAGTACTTAATTACTTGAATATTCAATTACGGAAAATTCGCCGAAAACATTTTCAAAAATATTTAGAAGCGTATAATAGAGCATTGACAAGCCGTGATGCTGACAAGTACACAGAAGGCGAAGATGAAGTAATTGATATGGAAGTATTGATTAACGAAGTAGCATTACTTAGAAATCGTTGGCTTGGTATAATGAAGGGCCTTGAAGCTAAACAATGGCAGATGGGGCATATCGTGCGGTTACGCACTAGTGGAATGGAAGATATTACAATTGGCTAATTCAAACACAATGTCATCTATACAGATGCAAATGAGAAATCTCGCAAAAAGCAGTACTTTAAACAGTACTTTACCCGGAGCCCAAGGTTCTACTCTACAAAACCCCTCCTCACTCACCTTAGGTAATATTCAACCTTTACAAGTGGGAAATATAAAGACCTTGCTAGGGTCAAGTGGATCTAGTGTTATGTTGGATGATTGGGAAACATTTTCAAACGAATTAGAGTTTGAATAGTAAAAAAGAAAATCAATTTATTGAAAATCAATATTTTAGATGTTGAGAAAATCATACAATTGTTCTCTGAAGCGCCTACTGTAATCTAGTTTTCTATAATAAACCAATTAGCAAAAGGGTTGGATTTCATAGAACCTTAACTAGATCTAATACTTTGGTATCAAGAATGGGAATTAAATAAATATAAGCTTTATTCAAACTTATCGCCATATTCTTTGATAATGGCTTCATTTAATTTTATACCGACATTTTTAAGTTCATTTAATCGATTATTTAGATATCTATTTGTATTCAATCCAAATGTAACTAAATTCAAAAGTTCTTTAATTGCTTCTTTGTTGTTTTTAAAAATAGGGTCTGCATTTTTAGGTCTATTAAATCTCATAATACCATCTCCTTGGTTAGATAACATTTCATAAGAGATTACTGGGTCAAATACTACTGCCATTTTAAATCTTGCTTGCTCCAGTGTTCGCTCACGTACACTTTCTAATTTTTCATTGGCATTTAACATACGTTCATATTCTTGAATACCAGAAATAATTTCAGAGTTTTTAATCATACGCAATCCTCCAGCAGACTTAATTTGGTCTAACCCTACATGAGAGCTTTCAAATGTTGCCCTTAGAGCTAAATTTCGAATATAGTAATAAACATCTTTGTCAGTAATAGTTTTGTTTGTAATATACAAGAACAAGGTATCCATTGCTTTTAATCTAACTGTATTTTGATTTATTACTGATTTAATATTTTTAATATCTAATTCAAGATCTTCATGAACATTTTTTAGATATGAAATTTCACGATGTTTTTCAACCTGATGTTCGCGTATATTTTCAGCAAGAAAACCCAATGATACTGCAGCAAATAACATAACAAATTCAATGATATATTCCGACCATTTCTTCTTATGTGTTGGGTGATGTGGATGATGTACTTCCATATTTAAAATACTTATAAATAAGAAATTATATTCAGTTCAACTTTAGAAAGTATTTGCCTTAGTATCCCTTACCTTCTTTTTGTAGTGCACGAGCACTTAAGCCATTTAATCCATATTTTAAAACGATTGGTATTAAAATTGGAATAAACCGACCAACATTAGGATGTAAAATTGTTAAAATAAAAGAAATTATAAACAAAATTGGAACTACAAGTGTAAAGTAAAATCCAAGCATTATTCGCTCGTTTGAAATCTTATGAGTTAATAAATCATGTTTTGGATTACTTACATAAAACCAGAGTATAGCATTCATTACGGCTGTTAAACATATATTTAAAACATAAATACCATACGGAATTAATAAATGCGTCTCAGAAGCATATTCACCTAATAAACCAGATGTAAATGGCAATGTTACAACTGAAAATAAAAATAAAAGATTTAGCCATAAAAGCCTTGTTGTATAATGTTCTACATATCCAAAAATACGATGATGAACTGACCAATAATATCCAACAATACAAAAGCTAATTACAAAACCCAATAATTTCCACGACATTTCTCTTACAGACTCCCACAAGAGATGATCCGTTGGATGCTCAATAACAGGCACCTTAAATTCAATAACCAATAATGTAATTGCTATTGCAAAAACACCATCAGAAAAAAAAGATATTCTATCTAGTTGGAAATGAAGTTTATTTGCGCTATGTCCTGCTTGTGCCATTTTTATATGATTTAATTTTATCTTGAATTTTCTTCAAAATAATATTTTTATTTTTATTTCTAAGCTTTTTTGAACTACCGGTATGATAATGATGTTTTAACAAAAAGGATTCTTGGATTTCTAACCATTCCTTATTGGTAATTTCTCTATTTATTCTAATTTCTTGGAGAAGAGAATCGCTGTTTTTGTCATAATCTTCTCTTCCAAGATAATCTAAATCAGCATCACAAATAATTTCTTCAAAATGATTTTTAGGTGATTGAGGAATTTTAGTAGCCATTATCATTCCAGAAATTAAACTGATTTTTGATTTTGGGAATTTCATTTCATTTAAAATTGCAGTAGCATATTCCACTCCACGAGCTTCATGTCTATTTGGCTCCCATATATATCCTATGTCATGTAACCATGCCGCTAATTTTAAATCTGCAATTAATTCTTTTTCAATTTTTTCACGTTTAGCAATTTTTTCTACCTGATCTACTACATCTCTAATGTGTTCAATTGTATGATAGGTGTAGTTTTGAGGTAAATTATTCACTAAGTAATTTTCAATTTTACTATAGGCCAGATTATAGTTAAATGGTGGTCGATAATATAAAATTTCTCGGATATCTATTGGTTTAGCTTTCCCTTTAACTTTAACGGGATTTAGTTTTTTTGATTTAAATATTTTATTTAATCGTATTTTTTTCCAAACAGCATCTGATACAATAATTTCATCAGATGCAGCGACTGAACACAATCTTGAGGCCAAGTTTACAGAATCTCCAATAACAGTAAAATTCATTTGTTGCTTTGAACCGATATTGCCGCTAATTACTTTCCCTCTATTAATTCCAATTCCTATTTTAATGGGTTCTTTCAAATTTATAATGCGATTTTGATTAAACTCAATCAGTTTTTCTTGCATTTCTATAGCCGTCAAAACAGCATTTTCGGTATCTCTATCAGTTGCATTTGGAGCACCATATATTACCATGAGGGCATCTCCAATTATTTTATCAAGCGTCCCATTGTATTTAAATATTATTTCAATCATTAAATTGAAATAATCATTTAATGTTTCAACTACCTCATTGGGAGTCATTTTTTCAGACATCGCAGTAAACCCTCGTATATCAGAGAAAAGAATTGTTGCATCTTGTTCCTGACCCCCAAGATTTAACATATCTTCATTTTCTAATAATTGATCAACGATTTGTTTTGATACATACTTTTTAAATGTAGATTTCAGTTTATCTAAATTAGATAAATCTTCCATAGCAACAACCGAACCGATTGGTTCATTGGAATCATTTAATAAAGGGGAAACGGATATATTTACTGTAGTGGACTTACCATTACAATCTAATAAAATTTGACTTTCTGAAATTGTAATAGTCTCTAATTCACATTTCGAAATTAATTGATTTATGTATTCATTTGATTCAAAAACATATTCATAATGATTTCCAATTACTTCTTCTCTGTTTAAATTAATAATATTAGTTGCAGCTCTGTTGATGTGATTTATTTCTCCCATTAAATTAGTTGTAAAAACACCCGTAACTATGGACTGCATGACATTATCATTAAATGTTTTAGCCTCTTTAATGTTTTCGATTAATTTAATGTTATTATAGGCAACACTTGCCTGGGTGGCAATTGCAGACAACATGTTTGCATCAGATTCTTGGAAAGGAGACAAACCTTGTCTTGATTCTTTATCAAATAATATAACTATGCCAACTAAATTTTTTTTATCTAATAATGGTGCTATCAAGCCATATTTACAGCCCGTCTTTGATAAAAAAGAATCTCCTTCAAGTTGAATATTTAGTGCTTTGCGGGTTTCATTGATCTCACTTATTATACCTTTTCTTTTATTAAAAATTAATCCTTTTAATACAGAAATATCTACATTAAAATCTGCCCCGATATGCAATACATCTGAATTTTCATCCTCAATTAATATTAAACCAGAGCTTGCATTTAAGACACCACAAGATTTAACTAAAATTTCCTGTAATAGAATAGAAATTTGATCAAATGAATTTAACTCATTAGTTAAATCTAATAAAGTTTCTAATTCTAGGTACTTTTGTTGAAGATCATTGATGTTAAACTCTGCAGACATTAAAAATCATTAATAGCGTTTTCTTCGGAATCATACACAGTTGAATACTTTGTTAATCCCATAATATTAAAAGTTTTAGCAACAATGGGGGCTAGATTATAGTAGCCAATTTTACCATTAACTTCCTGTAGCTTTTCAATA